CGCAGGCTTCACGCCTGGACGGACCTTCGGTGAGCTGCCCTGTGCGCATTGACAACGCGCGCATCGACTTCGTGCGGAAAACTGCGAAAACGGATCGAACAATCGCGGTCGAGCCCATGCTGAATGGCATGGTACAGCTCGCGATCGGGGATCATATCTCCGCACTGTTACGCAGTGTAGGTGTCGACCTTCGAGATCAGACGCTTAACCAGCGACTGGCTCGTGAAGGATCGATTACCGGCGCTTTAGCAACGCTGGACCTAAGTAGTGCCTCTGATACCGTAGCTATTGGTCTTGTGTGGAGCCTCCTCCCGTTTGATTGGGCGGAGTTTCTTAGCAAGATCAGATGCTCCCATGTCGAGACCCCAAAAGGGTTAATCACCCTCCAGAAGTTTTCGACGATGGGTAACGGCTTCACTTTCGCTTTGGAGTCGCTTATATTCTATGCCCTTGCAAAAGCGGCAGCAGAATTGAGCGAGGCTCAGGGCCCCGTTAGCGTGTACGGTGATGATATCATCGTGCCAACGCAGTGCTTTCAGTTGGTCACTGAGGCACTCGTCGCTGCTGGGTTCCGTGTGAACGCGAAGAAGAGCTTCTCTGCAGGCCCCTTTCGGGAATCCTGCGGGAAAGACTACTATTCCGGGATCTCCGTGCGTCCCTGTTACGTGAAGGACGCCCTGTCGGGCGAGAGTCTGTTCATCCTGCACAATTTCTACGTGCGGAACTGGCTCCCCGATGCCGCTTCCCTGGTCTTGAACCACCTTGGCAACGAGGTGCGGATCTACGGCCCAGACGGTTTTGGCGATGGACATCTCCTTGGAGACTACATCGCGAATCGCCATAGGCCTGACTGCGGGTGGAGTGGTTATACCTTTGAGACCTACACGCGAAAAGCTAACCGGCGGTTTTACACGCTCGGCGCCGATTACGTGTTCCCCTCCTACTCGATCTACGCCAGCAGCAACGGCGAGATCGACAAGACTATCTATCCAGTCGATTTCATATCTAAAGCGCAAGAATGGCCACTCGGTGACAGCCGTAATAGGCAGATCCGGTACCATCTTCGCGCTCACGGCATGGTTCGTCCAGACAGAAATCAGTCTTCGTATGAGGGAGGTCATTTGTCAGATCCCTTACCGGGATCCCAAGGGTATAAGCGGATAAAGATCTACACGCTGGCGAAAGCCAGCCCTAATATCAGTTAATTCTGGTTTAGTTCCTTCCTTAT